CTTAAAAGAAAATTAATACCTTTTGTTATTAGATTATTATATCCTTTTGGTGTAGCTGTTATCCAAGCTGTTTTAGCTAAAATTCCATTAGAAAATATAAAAAATCAAATTTTATGTCCCCGACAAGATAAAATATTAGAATTAATAAATAAAAGAAATAAATTAGTTAGGCAAGTAAATAATATATATAAAAAAACTTCTAAAATAGAAAGAACATTAACCACAACAAATTCTATATTAACAGGAGTACAATTTGGTATAGTAGCTTTACAATTTAACCCATATCCTGTCCCTTCAGTTATAGTTTCAAAATTAATTGGTCTTGAAGATGAATTAAAAAAAGTTAAAATAACTGTTAATATTTTAACTTTAACATTAGCAGCTTTTGGAGCAATTTTAGGTATTGTTTTAGGATTATTAAATGCTTTAGATTTTTTATTACAAGAATGTGCTCAAAGTCAAAATGTACCTTATGATGTTATTAATAATGAATTAAATATATTAGTAAATCAATCAACAGGTATAAGTAATAGTAATGTGATACAATCAATTCAAGAAGATAATACTTATAGAGGATTTACCTTAGAAATCAAACTTGACACTACTAGCTCTAATAAATACCCTAAACGTTTTGCTCAAGCATTAACTAAACAAGGTATTCCTGTATTAAAAACAGATTCATCATTTGCTTCTGATCCACAAGTACTATTAGACCAATTAAAATTTATTATAGACTCAAATCCTCAATTAACAGCTGAATAATCAAATATTTATAATCATGAAAACAGATATATTAAAAAAGTTAATTAAAGAAGCAGTTCGCGAAGCAATTCAAGAAGAAATTAAAGATATACTTCTTGAAGCTGTACGTTCTCCTAAAACTGTAGTCAATGAAAATGCAAACCCTATTCCTTACTCTACAACAACCCATATAAACCCAGACATTAAACGTAACTTACGTGCTATGATAGGAGGTGAATTTGATACTACAATTTCAGCCAATTCATCTCATGTCCAATCAGTATACTCCCCTCCTCCTGTTAATACAGTAGGTGAAGGTTCAAGTTTACCTGGAGGTGAAGTAAGTTTAGATCAAATAATAGGATTAATGAATAAATAATGGCAACACAAATAGCATACCAACATCCTTTAGATATAAATAAAAGAGTAGCCATTGGAGTGTCTATTCCTTTTAATGGTCCTGCTGTTTTTAATTCTGTATATTTTACTGATGAACAAGTAAAATCAAATATTATTAATTTTATTTTAACAAATAAAGGTGAAAAATTATATCAACCAAATTATGGAGCTGATTTAAGAAAAGCAATTTTTGAAGATATTACTGAAAATACTTTAAAAACTTTAGAAATTAAAATAGCTAATGATATACAAAGTAATTTTCCAAATGTTGAAATTAGGAGTTTAACTTTCTCTCAGCCTTCTTATCAAGATTATGCTATACAATTAGATCTTGTATATTCATTTTTTTCTAATACTCCTCAAAATATCCAAATAATACTATAATAATGGCCACTGAAAATAGAGATATAAAATATTTAAATAAAGATTTTGGAAGTTTAAGGGACGCTCTTATTGAATTCACTAAAACCTATTTTCCAAGCACATATAATGATTTCTCTCCATCATCCCCAGGTATGATGTTTATGGAAATGTCAGCTTATGTAGGAGATGTTTTATCTTTTTATCTTGATAATCAAATTCAAGAAAATTTTGTTCAATTTGCTCGTCAAGAAAACAATTTATATACCCTAGCTTATATGTTAGGATATAAACCTAAAGTAACAGGAGTAGCTGTAGCTGATATAGATATCTACCAACAAATTCCAACTGGATTAGGTAATACACCAAATTACAATTACGCAGTATATGTGTCTAGCAATACAGTTTTAACTTCCAATATACCAGGATCTACAAATTTTATATTATTAGATTCTATTGATTTTACTATTTCTAGTTCCCAAGATCCAACTGAAGTAACTATTATCCCTCCATCAACCCCAGGAGGAACACCAGATTATTTTCTTCTTAAAAAAACTCGTAAAGCTATATCTAGTAATATCCAAACTAAAGAATTTTCATTTGGATCACCTCAACGATTCCAAACTATTGAAATCAATGATTCAAATATAGCTCAAATATTAGATATCACAGGTAGTAATGGAGATAAATGGTATGAAGTACCTTATTTAGCTCAAGAAATGATATATGATCCTATAGCTAATGTTGGATCTGATTCTGGTGAAGTTCCTTATTTGTTACAATTAACAAAAATGCCTAGACGATTTGTAACAAGATTTACTTCACCTTCCACACTTCAAATTCAATTTGGAGCCGGAACAACTACATCAAATATAGAAGAAGAAATTATCCCAGACCCAACTAATATTGGTAATAGTTTAGTTCCTGTTGATAATAAACTTACTACTGATTATGATCCTGCTAATTTTTTATATACTAGTACTTATGGTATAGCTCCATCTAATACTACTTTAAGAGTTAGATATTTAACAGGAGGAGGAGTGGCGGCTAATGTCCCTGCTAATTCTATTACTAATTTTGCTGATAGAGATAATTCTATCTCTGTACCTAATGGAGCCCCAGGGTCAGTAACTGATTTTGTAAAACAATCAGTTGTAGTTACAAATCCAACTGCAGCCACTGGAGGTCAAAATGGTGATACTGTTGAAGAATTAAAACTTAATTCTTTAGCTGCTTTTGGAGCCCAATCACGTACAGTTACTCAAGCTGACTATGTTGTTAGAGCTTTAAGTTTACCCCCACAATATGGATCTATATCTAAAGTATATGCTGAACCAGAAAAATTAGAAAACTTACTCCCAGGAGAATCATTATCATCACTTAATTTATATGTTTTAGCTTATGATAATAATAAAAAATTAAAAGCTGCTACCCCAGGATTAAAACAAAATATAAAAACATACTTATCTCAATATAGAGTTATAAATGATTCTGTTAAAATTAGAGATGGATTTATTATTAATATAAGTGTAGAGTTTGATATAATTGTTCTACCTAATTATAATAATAATGAAGTTTTATTTAGATGTCTAACAAATGTTAGAGATTATTTTAATATTGATAAATGGCAAATAAACGAACCTATTATATTAAAAGATATATATATTATGCTTGATAAAATAGATGGAGTTCAAACAGTTAAAAATATTAATATTTCTAACCAAGTAGGAGGAATATATTCTTCTTATGCATATGATATACCTGGAGCTACAAAAGGTAATGTTATTTATCCTTCTGTAGATCCAATGATATTTGAAGTCAAATATCCTGATTCTGATATTAAAGGACGTGTTGTATCTTTATAATTTTTATATTTATAATTAAAAATAATTTATTATGAAAGGACTACGAGATAAATTAGATGAAACAAATTTAGGTGGTTCAAATTCTTTAACTAATAAAAATAATAATTCTATGGGTGGGTTAGTAAGTAAATTAAATCAAACATATTTAGATGGTTCACCAAAAAATGTAACCTTAAATGTGTATGGTGATTATAGCCAAAAATATGACTCTTCAAAAACCTATTTAGGATCTTCTGAAGGTGCTGTTAGAGGACAAGGTGATCTTCAAAAATTATATAAAAGTATGAAAGATGATGGTATGTTAGATCTTCCATCAACTCAATATACTACTTTAATTGGATCTGAAGTAACTCAAATCAACACTTCAACTCCTTATAGTTCAAAAAATTCTTACTCTGATCAATTTAGAGCTCAAGGAAATGAAGATTTATTAAATAGAACTATTGATAGATATATATAATGGCTGTATATAAAATTTTCCCTACTAAAGATGCTACTATATATTCATTATACCCAAGTAAAAATACTGGGTTGGATGAAATAATAGAATCCTCTACTTCAGTTATTAATGCTTCTTCTTTACCTCAAACAAGTAGACTTTTAATTCAATTCTCTGATAGTGAAATAAATGATATTATCATCAATAAAATCAGTGGATCTAATTGGAAAGCATATTTTAGAGGATTTTTAGCTGATTTAGAAGGATTAAATTTAGATACTCAACTTGAGTTTTATCCTATATCTGGTTCTTGGAATATGGGAACAGGAAAATATAATTATAATCCTGAAGTTCAAAATGGAGTTAGTTGGGGATGGAGATCATATTCTGGTAGTAATAGTTGGGTTACAAATGGTTATTCTGCTGGTGTCACTGCTTCATATAGTGGTACTTTAGGTGGAGGTAATTGGTATTATACTTCATCAAATGTGACTGTACTACCTATATTTTCAACCCAAAGTTTTGCTTATACTGAGACTGGTGATATCAATACTGATGTGACTAATATGGTAAAGGCATGGTATAGTGGTACTATAGAAAATAATGGATTTATAGCCAAACAAGCTGTTGAATTTATATATGATGAGAATTACCAAATTAAGATGCAATTCTTTTCTAGAGATACTAGTACTATTTATCCCCCACAGTTAGAATTTAGATGGAGAGATTACACCTTCAATACAGGATCTTCTACTAATACTGTATTAAATACCACTAATGCTACTATATCACTTGATGAAAACCCAGGTATTTTTTATCCTGAAAGTGTAAATAGATTTAGAGTTAATAGTAGACCAACATATCCAACAAGAACTTTTCAAACAGCTTCCTATTATACAAAAAATTATTACCTTCCAACGTCATCATATTATTCAATAAAAGACTTGGATACTAATGAAGTTGTCATAGATTATGATGATCAATATACCCAATTAAGTGTTGATGAACAAGGTAGTTATTTTACATTATATATGAATGGTTTAGAACCTGAAAGATATTATAAAATACTTATTAAAAGTATTATAAATGGATCAACAATAGTTTTTGATAATGATTATTATTTTAAAGTAATAAATGGCTAATTATCCGTTAAATAGAACAGTTTTTAAAAAAGATACTTATGAAAATACTATTGATACTTCATTTTCACAAGTTTCTACTCCTACACCTCCACTAGAAGATACTATAACTGTAGATGAGTTTTTTAACCTTTATGATGCTATTTTTTATGATATACCATCAAATGGTGACACTAATTCGCATGAGTATTTAGTTAAAACAAGTGGAGATTATATTAATTTTGAACAACAAAATGAAGACATTCAAGCTTTATTAGATGAAATAACAGTTCTAAGACAAGACTTATTAGCAGCTAATG